CAACGTCTCGGTCAGCCCACTAATTTAACTAAGGGGATTAAATGAAACACTTATTTGTAGCAACACCGATGTACGGCGGTCAATGTTTTGGTTTTTACGCTCAATCATGCTTACAGCTTCAAACGCTATGTAAGAACGCAAACATGAACGTGAGCTTTTCTTATCTTTTTAATGAATCATTAATCCAAAGAGCTAGGAATTTATTAGTACATTATTTTTTAAAGTCTGATGCTACTCATATGATGTTTATTGATGCGGATATTCGCTTCAATCCTAACGACATATTTCCTATGCTGGAAGCTGACAAAGACATCATTTGCGGCATTTACCCGAAAAAAGAAATTAATTGGCAGACTGTTCGCAATGCTATTGAAGCCGGTGTGCCTGATGACCAGCTAAAACATCATACAGGCGCATTTGTGGTCAATCTGATTGATTATCAAAGTCAAGTGACCGTGCCAATTAATAAGCCCGTTGAGATATGGAACGGCGGCACAGGATTCATGCTGATTAAGCGTGAGGTATTTGAGAGTTTGATTGGAAAAGTGCCGATGTACTTAAATAACGTGCTAGACATGAGAAATAGCCAAAACGGCGAAACAATTCACGAATTTTTTGCTACCCAAATTGAAAAAGAATCAAAATTGTTATTGTCTGAAGATTACGATTTTTGTAAAAAAGCCCGTGATAATGGTTTAAAAGTATGGGCTGCTCCTTGGGTTAACTTAGGACACGTTGGCACATACGCATTTGAAGGCCAATTACTGCAAACGCCATGATGCGCGATAAATACGCTCCCCATGTTGATTTTGGGGAGCTGTCAGGCTTACTCGGCAAAGTAGTGCCGTCAAATCTAGATATGGTCCTAGAACGCAAAGGACACTTCCTATTCGGCGAATGGAAGCGAGACGGGGAAAAGATAAGCAAGGGCCAAGAAATCCTCTTAAAAGCCCTCTCAAGGCTTCCTAGGGCTACTGTCTTGGTCATCAACGGGGATACTGAGAACGGGATGCGCGTAGGCAGCTTTTGGCGCATTACGCCGGACGGCAATTACGTCCAATCCGGCAAAGGGTTAATTGAATTCAAAGACTATATTACTGAATGGTATCTAGTAGCCGATATAGGTTAATGTTGCAGCGCAACATAGAGTTTTTCTTGGGGGATGGAGCAGTTTATTTAATTCCCCAAAAATATAAGTCTTTTGCGTCTTCATTTGTCGTGAACTCAAACGACGAAAATTGGCTTAAATCACAATCCCTGCGTATATCCTCTTCCATGACATTACCGTAGTAATCGTGAGCCGTGAACGGTGAGTCAGAAGGGTTGGAACGGTTGGTTCCATGTTCAGCTCGACCGGTTGTAGCGCAAGTAAAGAACACTAACTTCGATGACATCCTCACCATGTTATTGAATATCTTGGCCCAGTTAGGGCTATGCTCAAAGCACTCACAAGAGGCTACAACGTCAAAGAAACCATCGCTATAGGTCAAGTCTTCACCCCTAGCGACAACGTCAACGCAAGGGCCTCTAGCTAGGTCTACGCCGATGTAAGTGCATTGCTCAAAAAAGTCTCTTATTGAGCCATTGATGTTTAAACTGCCCACTTCTAATACTTGTTTGCGCTGAAACATTTCAGGAAAGCGTTCCTTAACGCTGGCTATAAAAGCCAGTTGTGCTGGATGCGACATAGTTATCCCCTATGATTTGATTAACGACGGCGACCTTTACGTGCCGTCTTTGCTGCTCTTTTGAAGTTTGCTGCTGTCGGCGCACCTTTGCTGCCCGGACTTCTCATGCGTTCGCCAGAACCTTTAGCTATGCGTCTGCGTTTAGCGTGAATATTTGCGTATAAACCCGGTTTCATCTACACCCCCATCTACGTCTAGCGGCTTTACCTCTCTCACCCTTCCAGTTCTTAGACCTAGCGCAGAAAGACTTGTGTCGTGGCCCTGATTTGGTCGGGGCTTTTAGTTTGCTTCCCGTGGCTCGGTTGTACTTCTTACGGCCTTTAGCAGTTAGTCCACCACCAGCTCTGACGGAGAGCTTTTCACCTCTACCTACTGATAAATTCGTATCTTTAGACATTACGCCCCCAAATACATAGCACGTTCATCATTACGCCTAATTACTAGCCCTTTTTGGATGACGCCAGCAGCTAAACGATACTTCAAAAAGGCATTAGCCGCACCATCAAAGTCACCGCGATTGTGGCATTGTCTAATACTAGACTTTTGAAGCCCGCCAATCCCTGCATTGAAGGCAAATGAGCATAGTGCATCAAACCTTCCCTGAGTAAGATTAGTAGGGCAAAGACGTAAAACACCTCGCTCAAACCGAACCAAGTCTTTCTCAAGAACTTCAAGGACTTCATCATCGCTTAACTTTCTATCCCACTCTTTAGGACACTTCAACTTTCCAGCAGCTTTAGCGTCTTTGCGTTCATCTAAAGTCATTTTTAAATGACTCTCTGGAGCTATTAGATGCCCTACTCCGGTTGTCCAAAGCAGCACGCTATCTAGATAAGGTTTCTTCCTCACACCCTCATGATGCGCTAGAGCAACCCTGCCTTTGTCCGACATCTTCATTTTTTAAATGCTTGAGTTCCAAACCAGAACGCTATGACTGAAGCCCAAATCTGTTGAGTATCGTCATCCCACAACATATCTAACATTAACTTAAAGTCTACGTCATGCGCCCAAGCATAGATAAAACCAGCAATGTCTATGAAAACCAGCAAAAAAAACAGGCCAAGGGTAATCACAGGGCGCACAGAAGCACGCATATTAATGACCCATTGGCTTGCACCCTTGCCTATCTCAATATCGTGGTTGTAAAGTGCTTTGCGCTCGTCTGATGCTGCCTGTATCTGTATCTGTTCTGTATGTATTTCCTCAACACGCTCCTGAGATGCAAAGCCAGCTGCTTGCAGCTTTATTTGCTGTTCCATCTGCATTTGAGCAAGTTCTAACTCATGCTTCTTGTCAGACTTGTCTTGAAAAAAGTCTAAAATTCTTGGCAACCCACCAGAAAGAAAACTAATTAAGGTTGAAAGGATAGTCAGCATTATTCACCTTGCAATTCAAGTATTATTTTTGCTCGTAATTCACGCATCTTCTTTGCTTCTTCTAATGCAACATTGGTCGCAGTATTCATGTCCATGTACATTACCGCCATCACAGGAATTGTTATGACTAGCACAATACACATAACCACCAAGGAGATGAGTAGTGATAACGGTACGTCTGACTCGTCCTTAGTAGAATCATCAGCCATAGAAACCATAACATTATGAACACTACCGCCACGATTGACGTTAGCTGTTCCTTTATCTTTCTTTTTATACTTTCCCGTCGCCATTTCGCCACCTGCTGCTTGCGTAATTCTTGACGTTGTACCTCTGCCCGCTCTTCTTTAACTCTTTCGCGCATCGCCTCAAACTCAGACCAAATTGCTCCGAGCTGCGGGGGTGCCGAGTACACAAGAGTTTCGCGTAACTCGGTTTCCAGCCTATTCATCTCTTTGATAGCCATCACGCGATTAAATGCCTCTTGATTCAGAGACAATTCCGGGTCACGAACTTTTTTAGCCTTTAGTTCTTCCTCATAAACGTGCTTTTCAAGCTGCTCATGCGCTTTAAAAAAGTGCCCCAGATGACCGCTAATGTCAGCAACGACATCCTTGGCTTGACCGTAAGCGTCCACCAATTCCATGCCTTGAGCCTTGTACTCTTGATAAAGCTCACAGCCTTTGCGTATAGCAGCGGCAGCAGTCTTAGCAGCGGCAAGGATGGTAAGCGGGTCAATTTAGAACCCCTCACCCGGAGTGAAATAACATTCAGACGCACCAGCACCTATAAATGCAATGTACATAGGAGTTGTGTTACTGAACTGGTACGGTATTGTGTACGACTTAGTAGATGCCGGAACAGATACTAAACAATACTGAGGACTACCGTTGGCTGGTATAGAAGCAGTCACCGTAGAATTCGCACTAATATTAAAATAAATCGGTTGACCGCCAGAACCTGTTGGCTGATGATTGGCTACTAAAAGTTGATTGCAAGGGCTGTCAGCATAAATAGTAATGGTCTGACTTGATGTCGTTGCATTAGCTTTATACGTCTTGCCCTGAGCTTGAAACGGAATGTTATTAGCCATTAATACACCTTTTTGCCGCCACCAGTAGAAGGGCTGCGTTTAGTCTGCTCACCATTACCAAAATCCCAAACAGAAATAAAACCTGATGGCATCTTGTTCGTGTTGTTCTGACCGTCTCTGCTACCGTCTCTTGGCAACTGAGGACGAGTTGACTTAGCAATCTGTTGGTTAACTTCAAACCGACGCTTGTGTTGTTTGTTTTCCATCATCTTTCCTTTCTTCAACCTTCACTAGAAGGTAACTGAACAGTACAAATATTGCTAAGGTTGTCACCCGTTCCCATTTCGGGTCCCACATTACCCAGCATCCTAAACCAAACGACGTCAGTAGTGCCAAAATCGTGATAAGCCGGTTTGAGATGACGCGCAAAGCAATAGTGACTAAAGTAACTACGTCCATGAATATCCCCTGAATAAAAGAGATTCACAGTCTAATCTTTATCGTCCTCATCGTCCATACCAAAGCCAGAACCCCACTCATCGTCCGACAACTTCAACTTAATTGCCTCTAGCTTTAACGCCCTATCCAAAACCTTTGTCTTGTCTGTAATAGACGCCATCGGGTCATTCATTACAGTAATTAACATTTGAGCAATTGCCGTCTCAAGTTCTGGATTTATCCCCTTTTGCTTCTTAGCCATAATTAATATCCAAACACAGAACGTAACGCTCCGTAAGTACCTGCGCCAGCTGCGCCAGCAGCAGACCAAATGGCAAAACTTTTAAGTATTTTTTGCCTATCTTCTGCTGTAGTTGCTTTCTTGGCATAATCTTGAACAACGTCTTTAATGCCAGCTTCTGTTAACCAACCTTCATTTTTTGGGTCAAAAGCAAAGTTCTTTATTTCTGTTGGCGACTTGTTAGACATTACGGTAGCCGCATAATCTTTGCTTAAATCTTGAACAAACTTATCATCGTTAATAGCAACTTTTAAATTTTTAACAGAATCTCTGCTATTAAAAAATTCATCAGCAAATTTTTCTGTATCAGTTGCTAATTCAGAACGGTCATACTTTTCACGTTTGAGCAATTTATCCATCAATTTAGTCTGGAATGGACGCAATGCTTCAGAAGCTGTTTTGTAAGAATCATCAGCAACTCTGTATTCAGGACTCCATGTATAAAGAGAACCTTGCAACTTGTTTATTAAGTCACGGCGGGTATTGGCATCTAACGCGCTATAACCAGTATATTCAGTACCGGGTTTATTAACCTCACGCAAAAATCTTAACTCCTCAACAATTGCGTCAACATCCTTTTCCGTTACTTTGGTTGGTTTTCTTGTTTCTAACCTAGATGAAACTTTGCCTTTGCCAACAGGAACAATTTCACCACCAGTTTTTGTTCCTTTAATTGCATTGATTAAACGGTCAATAGCTTTAACTTTGTCTTCGCCAACAACGTACTCTCTACCACCAGCAATGACTCTTTTAGATGCTTCTAAATCATTTAATAATTGTTGACCGGGAGCAGAATTAGCAAAAGAACCTTTTTCTGCTTGCATTTTTCTTGCAGTTTCTAATGCGTTGTCATATAGAGTATCAGCTTGTTTTGCCCGTTTTTCGTATTTTGCTCCAGCAGCACCCTTAACTTTTTCTTCTAGCTTTTCCCCAAGAGATACATAGCCAGACTTTTCAGCAATAGGTTTTGGGGTGCGAATAATGTCTGCAACATTACCCATCTTAGTTTTTAAACCTTGTTCTAGAGCTTCTTTACCTGCTTTGGTTTTGAGGGCAGCAAGAGGAGCTGTTTTAGGAGCAGCAGGGACGCCAACAACTTCACCAATAGTTTCAAATCCACCTGACTCAGCTGTAGGAGTAGTAATTCTAGGGATTGCTCCCTTAACCTTTTTTGCTACAGGCTCATAAATTTGACCCATTGTTGGCAACGAAGGCTCAGCGGAAACATTGGCCCCCAACTTACGTAATCCTGCTCTACCTAATTCCTCTACGCTTCCCGGAAGTCCGGCTACAGCAGGTATGCTGGCAATAGTTCCCGCAACGCCTCCCCTAGCCAAACTTTCTGCGTTTGAAATTGCTTCAGGAATAATCCTTCCAGCAGTAAACGGCTCCGCTTTAGGTTTAGCTGGAATTAAATCATCGTATCCACCGCTACCGCTTTTAGTTTTGGAGGGGATTAAGTCTTCATAGCCATCAGACATTTAAAACTCCTGACCAGTTTTTTGTTTATATCTAGCTTTTACTTGATTAGCATCCGCTCCAGCATCAATTGCAGACTGAGCATTTTTTCTTTCTGTTTGAATATTTACCCCAGAACTTTCACCACTATAAGTGCCCAAGAAACTTCTTGGCCTTATTTCAGGAACTTTATAACCAGACTGCTCTAACGCACGCGCTCTTCCTCTTGCTGTTGCATCAGAATAATCTGCTTGGTCAAGCAACATATTTCTTACAATATTTGGGTCATCAGACTTTTTAGCAGTAAACGATTGATAATTTTTCAATTCATTTCCTGTCAATGTTGCACCAAACAAAGAGTGTCTATTAGGTGCTTGCAAACGCTCATATTTAGACCACCATTGAACTGCTTTTGCTCCTTCTTCGGTCCCTAAACGGCGTTTAGCTTCTAATGAAGCGTCCGCACCTACACCTAACAAACCAAGACTCGCATATTCTGGTTTGAATTCTTTTTCAAGCTGTCTTAATTCTTGAGACAAAGAAGTTAATCCCTCAATTTGTTGAGCTTCCTTTTCTTTTAAAGGCTTATTTTCTTTTTGTTCTAATTTTGCTGATAACAAAGCAAACGCTTGAGCAAACTGCCTTTGTTGCATTTTTTCAGAATGAGCATCTCTAGCAACTTGTCTAGCATCTCGCCTATCTTCACGTTCAGCATCTATTCTTTCTTTAGAAGCTAAATCTTCAGCGTGTTTTAAATCTTTACGAACTCCGTCAAGGTAATTAATGTAACGCTCAATACCTTGTTTTTCTAATATTTGCTTACCAACTTGACCACCAAGTTTAGCAACGGACTCGCCAGCCAACGCCATTGCTTCCTCACGGTTGTAAGCCAACGCTTTGTAAGCTCGGTCAGCATCTTTGTAAGCATCATCAAGAATGGCTTTGGTTTTAGCCATGTTCTTATCAAACTCTGCTTTTTCTTTTTCCCACAAATCTTTACGGCCTTTTTGCCAGCCAGACATCATGCCTGTCATAGCGTTTAATGCGCCCATTGCAGAGTTTTTACCGCCGCCACCCATAGAAACGCCAATCATGCCAATCACGCTAAACAAGGTAGCTAAACTCTGCATATTTTCTTGAGTTGGCTTAAATTGCTCGTAAGGAAATTTCTCACGTACTAGGTCTAATCCAGATTCAATATCTTGAGATTGTTCTCTGCTTTGACGAGCAATATCGGCTTGAGCCGTTGCCTTGTATTGTTCTCCGGCTTGTTGAGCAGCCATAATAGGAGCTTCAACTTCACCTAGTTTTGCAAGTTGTTTTTCCTGTTCTGCTGATGCCTGAGCAGAAGTTTTAAAGTCTGGACGTTTAGCGGCAAAATCAGACACGCCCGGAGTTCCACCTAAATTTGCATTAAGGGCAGACAACTCTGGTGCCGGAGGCAACGTAAATGCTTTAGGCTGCTTAGATAAAGCCTGTGCTTCAGGTGACATTGGGTCAGCCATTACGAACTCCTATACATTGGAACACCAGCAGCCAAGCTACCAAGCTGAGTGTAGAACGCCATGTTAGCCTGATTCAATTGCTGGTCAAGCTGCATACCCGTTCTAATAGCACCCAAAGCAATTTGGTCGCCAATCTGAGAAACTTTCAATCCATAGTCATACTGGTTTTGAAGCAACTGGTTACGGAAAGCCTGTGCTTGAGCTGCTGCCTGAGCCGCACCAACACCGCCCCTAGACTCAGCACCCTGAGCTAACTGAGCTTGTAACCCTTGTAGCTGTTGCTGTCCAGCGGCTGTCAATTCTCCACGTTGAGCGGCAGCTACCAAATCTTTGCCTTGCTGCTGATATGGCGCAGCTAATTTCTGTTGTTCTGCCGCAGCTTGTTTGTTTTGTTCCGCTGCTTTTTTCTGTTGCATTGCGCCGTACACGCCCAAACCACCGGCTAAACCAAGACGAACCATTTGCTCATTACTTAAAAATGGTTTTTCTTTATCACCAGCGGGTCCACCTTTTCCTATTAATGCTTGTCTTTCTTGTGCTGCTGCTGCTGCTCCAGAAGGAAATCCTTGTTGAGTCAAAGAGAAAGATTGACCTATTTGTTCTGGTGAAGGTCCTATTTCTGCAAAGTCTTGATAACCTCCTCCTCCAGAACTACTAGATGTGGGAGAAGGAATATTTATAGCCGGAGAATAATTTTCAGGAGCTATTTGGTAATAATCATAATTATCACCACCGCTATAACTTGACGGAGAAGATTCATACGATGGTGTGCTGCCGTCATATCCGCTGACAGTACCGCCAGTACCTGTCCAATCGTAGAACTCTAGCAATCCGGTTTCAGGATTGACTGTTCCTGCGCCGCCAGCCTCTTTAAGAATTTCGGCTTCTTTGGGAGTTATATGAGCCAGCAAACTATCGCCTCCCCGGCCTTTACCGGCAAGCATCCTAGCAATTTCTCTTAAATCGCTAGATTCTTGAATATCAGCTTTTAATAACTTTGCTATTTTTTTACTCATTTATCATCTCCAAAATTGCCCATATAACGTAATGATTTTAGATTCCAACCTGCTCGTTTACCTTCTTCGTCTTTGCCAAAAATAGGCAACCCTGCATCACCTATTCGTAACGCTTGCGCCAACGCATCCGAACTAGGACGGGGTGGTGGTGGTGGTGGTGGCCTTGGTGGTGGTGGTGGCCTTGGTGTTATAGGGTCTAAAATAATCACGTTAGCATTAGCGTTATTACCGCCACCGCTATCAATAATTACATTAGCGTTGTTACCACCACCATCATCAATAATGACGTTAGCATTAGAATTATTACCACCACCATCATTAATTATTACGTTAGCGTTGGAGTTACTGTTATCTCCTCCACCAGTAATAATCACATTAGCGTTCGAGCTACCGTAAATTAAATTAATTAAATTGCCAGTTGTATTACCACCCCCAATAATTACATTAGCATTGCCGTTACCTCCGCCATCGCCAATAAGTACATTAGCATTACCGTTACCGCCCCCACCTCCAATAAGTACATTTCCTACGTTATTTCCGGTGCCACCAGTAACAATTACGTTTCCTGTGTTGCTTGTTGCGTTAGATACATTACTTGTCGTATTTCCACCAGTAATAGTTACGTTTCCTACGTTACTAGTTGCATTGCTGATATTGCTAGTTGTATTTCCACCAGTAATAATTACATTACTTACGTTGCTAGTTGCGTTACTAGTAGCATTTCCGTAAATTAAATTTATTAAATTAGCAGTCGTATTTCCACCAGTAATAGTTACGTTGCCTACATTGCTTGTTACATTACTTATGTTGCTTGAAGTGTTGCCACCAGTAACGGTTACATTGCTAACATTGCTTGTTGCGTTACCTGTTCCGCCAGTTAATGTTGAAGCGTCTACAAAATTTTCAATTTTAAATGTGGGGTCTTTAGGGTCTAACAGAGTTCCTTTTTTATCTACGTACAATCCGCTTTGCTTGCCATTTTTTAATATCAACTGATTGTTTACGTCTAATTTTTGGTCAGGAGCAATATGTTCAGCAGCAAAAACCGTATTTAATGTTTTTGTTTCTCCCGCAGTTTGACCCGTTCCTAAATCTACGGCTGAGCTTCCAGTTTCTCCTGTTGCGCTGTTATAGTAAAAAAAATATTTAATGCCCTCAGGGGTTGTAATTTCTCTACCCTGAATTAATTCGCCTTTATTATTTGTTACTTGAAATTCATCACCGGCTTTTCCAGCTGGGTCATATACATAATTTGCGTTCGCAAAAATCTTAGGAAAGTTTTCTTGTCCTGAGCTAAAATTTGCTTCTACTACAGCTTGCCCACCAATTGTTGAACCTACCAATTGAGCGTATGTGTTATTTAAAAAATTTCTTTGAGATTCAGTTAATTTGCTCCACTCAACATTTTCTATATCAGTAGCAACTTGTTGTTTAACTGCTTTTTCTGCTTGGTCTTTTTCTCTTGCGGAAGAAACAAGATAACCAGATAACGCTCCCGTTAATGCTTGCTCTTGAGTTTTTCCCGCAACAAGGTTTTTGACATATTCACCAGCAGCTTTTTGTAACGATTTGCTGTCTGTCAATAAATTAGAAAGGCTTGCTGTTGCTCCACCAGCAGCACCAGCCAACGCAGCAGTACCAACATCTTGTTTGGTTATTAAAGCACTCGTAGCCGCTCTTTCAGCATTAACTAAAGCAGAAACTACGTCATCTTTAAAAAACTGCGGACCAGCAGCAGCTATTTGAGCATTTACTCCTTTTAATACGTCAGCAACTTGGTCGGCAGCAACGGAACCAACAATGCCTCTAACAATGTCTTGCGGAGAACCACCTCTAGCTAATCCAAGAAGTGCATTAGCCGCAATTTGTTCTACAAATCCCAATCCGCCTGTTGCTACTCCTAAACCAATATTAAGAGCAAAATCTCCAACAACATCAACTAAAGAAGTTTGATTTTTTCTACCAACTTGCTCTCTTAAACTTTGCTCTCCTTTTAAAGAGCCTTGAGTAATAGCTGCTGTAATATTGTTTATTGATTGATTATTGCTTTTAAGAAAAGAAATTTCTTTTTCGATTCTTGCTTTTATGTCTGCTGCTTCAGCCTTTGCTGTTTTTCCGCCGTCAGGAAGATTTCCATAAACAACATAAGCGGCAATATCTTCTTGTAATTTTTCATAGCTAAAAGCAACAGGATTGTTTATTGCTCTTTCAATTTCTGATAAATATTTGGCTCTATATTTACTATTTGAATTGTTCCAATTACTTGGTTTTAAAGCTCTAGATACATAAGGTATCTGAGAGCCTATGGGTCCGTTCATAAACTGAACTGCTTGTTGATAAGTAATTGCCATTTCGTTATTTCCTAAAAACTGATTTTTTTTGGGGCGGGGGAAACATTTTTAATTTGCCTCAGAAATTTTCAGGGCCGCAGCAATTTGTTCGTGAATGTACAAATGGCTGGCTATCCAATCGTAAAAATCTGGCTCATTATTAAAATCTACGTCCAACATATTGAACGGATTATTCAATCCAAGTAGCCCCGCAAACGCCTGATGCTCGACCTGATGAGCCAATAACCAGTCATCTAAATTGTCTGTTTCAGCGTCTATTAACGGGTAAATAGGCACCGTAATTCCCGCATCCATCAATATTTCTTGAAATAACTTGTGCTGCAAACCATTTTCAAACAAAAACTCCCCCAAGGACTCATTGTTCCCAAATTCAACGGAGGAGATGGTACTCATATTCATGATTTGTCTGCTTTATTGTCTAACTTGTCGAAAATACGATTAAACATATTTTCAATACGCAAAATGGTTTCAGAAAAATCGTCTCTGCGAACAAAGTCTTGATTCATTTCACGATTTAATTCTTTTAATTCTTCTTTAACTTCTTTAATAGATTCCCAAATAACTTTAAGCATCCAGCCACCTAAAGCACCGACGCACGTTATGGCAATCTTAAATGTCATTTCAATTTCCATAATTTCCTCGGTTTATCTGAACATAAGAAACATATTACTATTTGAGCCATCAGAAACTAATGCGTTATAGGTAAACACTAGAACACCTTCACCAGCTAAGCCAGCGCCAATACCGTTACCACCGCTACCACATCCAAAGAAAGTTGAGCCACTTTGCCCGCTGTTATTGCCACCAAAACCTCCAGTAGGTCCTCTAGTTGCTCCGCTATTTGAATCTATGAATAATGGAACCATACCGCCATTACCGCCACTTTTTACGCTTACGCCATCCCAAGCACCGCCACCGCCACCACCTCCAACCGTACCGTCTGTTGCAGGTGTGCTATTAGTTATGATATATCCAGTTCCACCCGTTCCACCCGTTATAGTTCCGCCATTACTTCCCGTGTTTAACGTACCTTGAGAAGCACCAGACCCGCCATTTGCTGCGCCACCACCGCCACCGCCTTGTGTTGTAGAACCTGTGTTGTAAGCCGCCCCCCCTATCCCCCCTGCCCCACTTGGACCTGCCGCACCGCCACCGCCACCCCCCGAATTTCTCGCAAGGGAACTCACTCCGGCTCCACCATTACCTCCAGAAAACTTAGTATTGCCAATGCTGGTTGTAGAGCTTCCCCCAGTTCCTCCCAAATTGCTACTTCCAATTGGACCATTATTTCCGGGTTTTGCTAATACTCCTTGTGTAGTAGATGTTGGCGCACCAAAAAATGAAACATTAATATAGGAATCTTGCGGTGCAGCTGAATTCCACTCCCCACCAGCTGACCTTTGATAGTATATTGTCGCGCCCGGGGTAAGTGTTACGGCTGTAACTGTTGCGCCTAACGTTTTTGCATAAGCCCCTCCACCACCGCCGCCACCGGTACTAGCAGTTACGTCGCTAGCTCCAGCTCCCCCTGCGCCAATAGCCTCTAGAGAAACTAAAGACACAAAATCACTTGGTATAATATAAGTACCCGGTCCTGTGCTACCCGGGCTAAGAATAATCGTTTTTACTACTGTCGCCATAATTTTAAGCCTGTGTCGTTACAGCTATAACGTCCCAACGAGTATTAGTTGCGTTATATATAGAACCAACATATATAGTCTTACTTGCCGTAGTTGTGGTCGGCAACGTCACACCAATATTAGTGTAAGTAGCATTCCAACTTATTGTTCTAGCTGTACCATTGTCTAAAATTCTAAACATTAATTTGTTACCGTCTACTGGACTTCCAGTAGGAGCATTAACAGTTAATGTTTGGTCTTGAGCAGTTAAGTTATATTGGTCATACGCTGAAATGTCCGGAACTAATGTTGCTGCGTTAGCAGAGGTTAAAAAACGTGGATTAATACGTTTATTTGTTAATGTCTCTGCACCTGTATACGTAGCAATATTTGCAGCAACAAAAGATGTATTACCTGTGCCACCATTAGCTATATTTAATGTTCCAGCCAGAGTAACGGCTCCGGTCGTGGCTGTATTTGGAGTAAAACCCGTTGTGCCCGCAGTAAAAGAAGTAACACTAGCGTTTGCTGAAATATTAATTGTTCCGCTACCATTAGTAATCGTAATTCCAGAACCAGCAGTCAACGTGGACTTATTTAAAGTATTTCCGGTTGAATTACCAATTAAAAGTTGACCATCAGTATAAGTAGTTTGACCTGTGCCGCCATTTAGTACATTTAATGTACCCGCTAAAGTAACAGCACCTGTTGTTGCTGTATTTGGTGTGAATCCTGTTGTACCTGCGGTAAATGAAGACACACCGCCCGAAGCTGCGCCGAATTGCACAAAGACGATATTCGTGCTGCCGACAATAATTGGTAGTGGTGTTTGTTGAACCCAAGCGGTATTCGCATTTGCAGTGCCAAATACGACCAGTATAAAATCGCCCGGTGCGATTACATCCACGCCAGTGCCTGCAGTATCAAAATCGGTAGCACGTGTAAGTACCCAATTAGTAGAACCAGAGCCTTGATTAGTTACCGTATAAATGCCATTTTGCGATTGTGTAGTTTGGTTTTTAACGAGTACACGGGTAGCATTAGTAACATCTGTTCCAGTAAACGTATATCCATCAATAGCTAATGCGGCTTGCGCTCCAGAATTAGTAAGCGTTGCTCCCACACCAGAAGAACCGTTGTTATAAGTGGCAGTTAAGTTACCACCGGCTACTGTGGTAGCATAACTACACGCCTCATGGAAGTTAATACCTTCGGCTATTGAGTCTGCATATAGTTTATTCACAATATCATTATTGCCACTTGGTGCAGTGGTAATAGTGCCAGTAGTGAGCGCAATCGAAGTAATATCAGTATTAGTTCCGCTTGCAGCAGCACCGATACCAGACCTTGCAGCAGCTTGAGTTGCTCCACCTGTGCCTCCAGAACCAACAGGAAGAGGGCTGGCTAACCCCGAAATATTTCCTCCGCTAATATTTACGTTGTTAGCGTTTTGGGTAGACATCGTTCCCAAACCAGAAACGGAAGAATTGCTAATTGAAATATTTACATTAGAAGAAGCAGTTAATCGACCTTGAGCATCAACTGTAAATGTACCTACTTGTGTAGCATTACCATAAGAGGCCGCTATAACAGCTGTATTTGCTAATGAAATCGTTCCAGAAGTATTTATCGGGCCGCCAGTTAAACCTGTGCCAGTATTAATTGAAATTACTGTTCCATTACTTCCTGTCGACCCACCTGCTGTCTTTAACATATTTGCTCCTTATAGGCCGTCGCCCGGCGTAATGAAGATTGTTGCGTTTCCACTAGACGTTACCGCCGTAAAATAAGCGTTTGGAACAAATGTCAAAATCTCGTCTGTGTTTGGAAGCAAAGGAAATGACGGGCTTGTAGTGCTAACCACATTGGCGTTAGTTGATGCGTTAGCTGCATCTTGCCCATAACCAAGAAAAGCCGTTACAGAACCATTGTTAATGACACGATATTGATTTCCACCCAATGTAGTAGAAACGCATTGAACCGGCGTTGGGGCTGTTATACCCGCCACAAATGCTATTGTGTTTCCTGTTTTTGTAAACGCATTAAGTCCCATTTGTTTTCCTTAGTTAGCTTGCATAATTACCCAGTTAGTTCCATCACTAACTAACGTAGCAAATTTTCCTGCCGTAGCAGCCAAAATAGCGGTTCCAGCAGCAGTAGAACCAATAGGAACTACATTAGATGCGGCAGAAACAACAGTTTGTGCTTGCACAGTTTTGATTGTTAATATGCGACCCGTATAAGCAGAAGCCGTAGGCAATGTAGCAGTTACAGTACCAGCGCGATTTGCAATAATCCAATTGTCTGTTGCTAAAACAGTATATGTTGCAGCTGTAACAGTTACCGGCGCATTCCATCCAACAGAACCATTAACGCCTAATTTTAATAATGTATTTGTATAACCAACAGAAACATTACCATCAGTATTAATTACAAAAGGAGATGAGTCTGGATTTACTGAATCCTCAACAACAAATGAATTACCAGTTCCTGTTTGATTAATTCTAATAGCGTCATAAGAAGACGTACTATTAACAGTTATGTTTGAAAAACTTAATCCATCTATTGTAGAAACAGTATCACCCAACTGAAATGACGTTGTTCCCAAAATAACTGTAGTCTGAAAATTAGTATCTAATTGAGATAATGGTATTGATGACGTTGCGCCAGAAAATGTATAAGGTACACTCATATTAAAACCTCGTTCTTAATTCATGTTCGTATTCAAAACCGTTGTACACAATTCCTTGTGTACTAGATGTAATTGTCATACCTAAATATTTTCCATATTGCTTGGCGTCAGATTTGTATAACGTGTATCCAATGCCGCCTGAAGTCCATTCTATTTCTACAGAAGAATTATTTATCCAAGGAATAATTCCATTGTAAATATTAATCCAGCTAATACCTGACGGCAAAGAAATTACAGGAGATGTATTAGATTCAGAATCAACAGTTACAGCAATACTAGCCCCTGCATCCAACGTCGCTTCAACTCCAATTTTCAACGCCTGTTTAGTTCTGATTGGGTCCTTCATTGGGTTCAAAGAAGTCTGAACATAACTGTTTACAGTTGATGTTGTATTTGCGTACATCTTGACGCACGAATTCCCATTAGTACCAAACAAAGTAACTCTTCCACCTACCGGAACAGACGTTACATATTTCAAATTATCGTCGGAGCTTGTAAAAAACCATTTCTTCTCAAAAAATATCGCTTGAATATATCTATCTTGAGAAGAATAGCCTAATCCACCTGTATATTTAAAATTAAATGCCGCACACAAAATATTGTTTAAAAGTACCTGACCACCATTTACAGCACCATTAACAAAATCAATATTTGGAAAAATTCCATCTAAAGGGTCAGAAATTTTTGATGTTGTAGAACCAACAAGAGCATAAACACCGTAATCATTCATAAAAAGAACAGAACGGAAGTACGGGAAAATAGCGTACTTTAATTTTGTTCCTATTGATGCGCTTACGTTTGTGTTTGTAAATAACGTGGTTCCAACAGCGGTTACTCTAACGTCAGAAAATACGTTAATGCTGTCATCACCAAAGATGTACAAAAAGTTATTGGCTGACAATAATTGAATAATGTTTCCATGTAACGTAGAATCAGTCAAAACTATTGTTCCGGCTGATACCGTTACAAAATCGCTGTATGAGCCAGCAGCAGAATAATAAACAGTTCTTCCGCTAGAAATCCAAACTCTTCCAGAAAACGATTGAATTCCTGAATTAGTGTTTGTATTAATAATGGCTGAGGCAGTAGCGTTTGTTCCGCCACCACCAGTAATAGATACCGTAATGTTAGATTGATTTGTATATCCAGAACCGTTGTTGGTCATAATGACCTGAGTAACAATGTTTCCAGAAATAATTGCTTTGCCAGCTGCTCCTGCTCCACCACCGCCAGCAATGCTTACGGAAATGTTAGCCGCATTGGAATATCCAGTACCTCCGTTTGTGACTAAAACAGATACCGTTCCTTGCGCGAACGTAAGCACACTTGCAATAATGTTGGCGTTCGTTCCTCCACCACCATTTAATGTTATGGTTGGAGATGACGTATAACCAGAACCTGCTTCAGTTAAAGTTACTGACGAAATAACATTAGCGTTAGAAATCGTAGCAACAGCAGTCGCTTGAATTCCGTTTGTTTGATTTGGTGAGGAAATAACTACAGCAGGAGATGAGGTATATCCAGTTCCTTGATTGACTATACCAATAGACGCAATTGAGCCAACGGAAATTAAATTAACCGCATTCCAAGTATAGTAGCCTTTAACAGGGTCGATAATTAAAACACGGTCATTTTTCCATTGACTAACATTAATGCCGCCCGTAGTTGTAAACGTACCTGCTGCTGCTAATGTACCTTTAACATTAGTTGTTAGATTTACGTATTCACAACTTCCGTCATTTTGGAAGGCTAACAAGTAATCTGTAATGCCAATATTGGCTGAAAAGAAATTTACAACAGTATTAGCAAAAGTAATACTTCCAACATCGTCATACGTAGGCGTTGTTTTTAAATTGGCGTAGCCAATTGGCATGGCATTTTCAAGCCAATAAAACTCGTCATCACCAATAGCCGTACGGTTAGCTTTCGTGTTAATTCCACGAAAGTTCTTAAAAACTTCGTATGATTTTTTTTGCTCTGCCGATGCCATGACCTAGTACGCTCTAGAGTATGGGTCCGGCAGCCTTCTAGTGTAGACGGACGCCTGAACCGATTGAATCTGTTGTTTATACTGTCCTAAATAAACTTCAGCCTCACCAAACGACTGTTCATAATATTTGGCAAGGTAAGCAGCATAAAATTTAACGGTACTAGAATACGGGTCGTTAATGTTATCTACATCATCGAGAGCCACTAAATCTGTTGGCAATAAAATCGTATCTAAGTCAGCCGTGTAAGATATGTCGGGAACGGGTCCAATGTATATTTGAGATTGCCCATAAATGCTGTAAGCAACCGGTGTTCCTATGCGGTTCTGCCAATAACGCAATTGTGCGTTAAAGTCTGTCCAAGCCATATACCGCAAAGGTATTCTGGAGTTTCCCCAATAAAGATTGATGTTAATAACGTCTAGCGTTTTTACACCAGACGGTAAAGAAGCATAGTTGATTATTTCTGACGGTCCAGCATATTGCAATGAGACAGTAGTATCGGTGTAAATTGTTCCGTCTGGAGGATAAACATTATTAGCGTTAGGATAATCAGGCGCAGTTCCTAATGTGCCACCGCTAGTTACTAAATAAATATAAATATTAGAAAATACATAATCTCCAGAAGCGACCACCGTACCGGTCTGCCAAAGAATCGGAGCTGCTGTATTTATGTCGTAGTCGCCCGGAGCGCAAGGAATTTGAGTTGTTTGGATTGTGCGAAGACAACCCGTATCACGAACAACTCTTGCTCTTGCACCGTTAACGTAATCAGTTAATTGATTGTTGGTGTAAAAGTTAGCGTTTGCATCGTGCAAAAGGTATCTGACCGACGTAATGTAGCTTTGAAGTGTTTGAGACATTTAAAGTCCATATCAAGCTGCAACATTGATTTTTCCCCCATCCCCCTTGGTAGAAGGAAGGGGTACTCTCTCAACCACCGGGGATAACGAGTGGTCTTTCTTTGGCGGCTGGTCTGTAATCAGAATTTTCTGAAGGATTTTTAATCCGCTAGGAATGTCTGCCTTAGTCTGAATCATTGCCAACCGCGCCATATACGGTTCTTTATCAGGGTCGTTATGACCGAATATGTGACAAACAGCCTCTAGAGGTGCTTCCACACTCTCACCCACCGGAAATGTGTAAGGTATGTAATTGTAGCTAAAGGTTATGGGTTTATCCCATTTGTTTGTCACATAGACGGTTTGCATAATTAGAAGCTCACAACGTCGCCATATACACAAATATCAACGGTGTTCGCATTGTTAGCGATAGCATTAATATTTACATACAAGCATTGGGTTACGCTACCGGATACAACATTGCTAGTGTATGGTGCCGCTGCATTAATATCAGCATAACGACCAGTAGTGGACATATTCGTTAATACGGTGTTAGCCGTAATAAGGTTTGCGCCATCACCAGTTGCGGATATGCTTACGTTTGCATTAGAAACGTTTCCGGAACCATTTTGAATCGTAATTCTACGAACAATAATGCCGCCCGAGTTAGCTACACCACCGCCGTTAGTTAAACCACCACTCAGAATTGGAATGGTGATAACTGCGTTACCAGCGGTGTTTAGCGTTGTACCGCGAACAACACCAAGACGACCAAAGCTAAAACTGTCAAGATATAGTTGCGATACTGCATCAGAATTAGCCATGATGCCCCCTTACGATGTGTACGTGCTGCTGACGTTCTGACCACCGTTGGTAGCCAACAGAGTCACAACATCGCTTGCTGCCGTTGTCTTAGCATATACGTTGACACCATCAGAAATGATGACGCCGCCAGTATTAGCTGGCATAACGGTAGCGTTAGACGTGCCGTTGTAAGCCAAAACAGACGTATTAGCTTGCGGGAACATCACGTAAACACCAGCTGGAATAACTGTGCCGTTACCTGTGCTGACTGCTGTAACAGTAGTCGTTAGGAAATAGGCACCAGCGGTGTTAGTCTGTGCGCCAGCAAGAATGATTTTATTGGTACTTAGTGACATGGTTAGCTCCTTAGATGCTTAGAGAGTTGTAACCTGACACAACTGACATTGACTTAGGCTTAGTTGAAACCAACTCAGCAATCATCAAGACAGCACCAACATAACCAATCTGCCAGTTTGGCAGGGTCGATTCAAAACCAGTAAACACGAACGAACCTTGCTCATGGATGTAGAGCGAGAGGTAATTAGTGTTCAGGAAGTAAACCGTACCTTCTGGACAATATGGGTCAGGATAAATAGGAACACCGGCAACCATCAAAGCGCGGAAAGCAGCTTGTGGTCCATTAGAGTCGCCATCAAAACCGTGACCGGGAGTGATAACGTATTGCTCTTGACCGACAAAGTCTTGCGCCAACAGGGTCCATGTACCAAAACCGCAAACACCAAACGTAGGCACTTCAGCACCGTTTTTAACGGTACCAGAGATGTACTGAAGAATGTTTTGACGGGTTGGGTTGACGTTACCTGCTGAGTAGGCTTTTGACTGCCACCAAGTGTAAGCAGAACGGCTGATGTTACCGTAGGTACCAGAAGCAGAAACAGCTGCTGGCAAACCTGTAAACTGTTGCGTGTTAGTGCTGTTGGTGTACAAGGCAGTTGCCATTGCATCCATCATCACGTTTGTCGCATCGTTCATACGAGCTTCAATCAATGGAATGATTGCAGCGTCTTGCTGAACTGCACCTTCCATACCGAGGAACGGTACTGGAGCAATCATCAGCTTCAAGTCAAACTCAGCGTTGAAAGCACCTTGTTGGACTGATGGCTGGTTAAACGAACCAGAGTAATCAGACCATTGTGCGTTCACAAACTGTGCGCCTTGAACGGGAACGGTTACGGAAGAAACACCGCCGGAGGCTTGTTGCGAGTTAGCAATCAAGGCTGCCATTAACGGAGTCGAGTTGTATAATTGAACTACCAGCTTCGGAATGAACGCTCGCCGTGTGACGTATGTCAACTCGGTATATTGCGTACTACCTGTAGCTGGAATGATACCGCCACCAATAGGCATGGTTATCTCCTAAAAACTTTATCCCCTACTAATTAAAATCCAATGGGTCGCGAATTTTTACGCAACTCTTGGAGTGCTTTTGCTGCTTCATCTCTTGCTGCGGCTTGCGGGTTCTTATAGTATTTACCTAAATCAAACTTGCTAACCGCTGAAGGGTTGTAGCCTGTCGGCGTTGGCGTAGCGGATTGTTTCATCCAATTCCAATACTCTGCTGCCGCCTCATGGTTAGTTATGCCTTTTTCCAGCATAATTTTTTCCACCTCGTGAATATCTTCTTCACGGTCTACTAAACCTTTTTTAATTAATTTATTACGGCGAGACTCAAGGTCGCGCAACGCATCTTGCTCTCTGTCTTTTGCATCACGTTCCATAAGTCGCTGTTCTAACTTATCAACGTACGATTTAGTTGTGTTTTCTATTTCCAGCTCAGGGATAACAAGGTCTGGTTTGAGTTGCTTCGTCAAACGCAGAACATCTTTTCTCGTTGATGGATTATCAGAAAGTTCACGCATTAACAACGCAAGTTGGTCGCGTTGTTCAAAAGACATATCTTCAAGACTCATTCTTATCCCCTAATAAAATTAAATTACTTTTTTTCCATCACCGGGCTTTTGAACGCCCATTTTGTTCTTGCTGCCAATTGCACCTGAACTAGACAAACCGCCAAATTGCTCAAAACGTGGTGGATTAGTAACAACACCGTTTTGCTGGTTGTTGTCTGTAGGGCGACGAGGGCTGTTAGCACCTCTTGGTTTAAACAGGTCCATAATTATTCCTTACATTGGAGTGGGTTGAGGTGAAGCACCGCCACCACCGGCACCGGGCGCACCCATTGGAGAAGGTGCTGCACCGGGCATAGGAGGGAGGTTCGGGACAGCAGGAGCTTGCGACATTGCTCGGCCTTCTGGTGTTGCTCCACCGGCTTGCGGCAAGTTCTGTAGCATCTGAATAATCTCAGATTGCTGGAGTTCATTTGTTTTTTGCTTGCGAGGTCCAATCAAACCACTCAACGCTCTAATAGCGTTCAATGCTTTTTGACCTTCTGGAGATTCACTACCTAAACTTGGCAAGGCTTGTTCAATCAAATCCATTGCCATCGAAATATTGACTAGCGCACCTTCACGATTCCCCATTTTAGGTTCTGGCGTAGACATTGGCGCAGACATAGGAGCCGTAGTCGCATCAGACATCGCGGTGTTTGATTCAGGCGGGGCTTCAGCAGGGTTACCCTGTTGCTTGCCAATCATTTCCATTAACTTATCGGGTGGTACGCTCATAAATAACCTCTATCGTCAAACTAGACGCGATTAAACCAGACTATCAGCAAATGTCAAGTGGGGGAGTATGCCCCCTCCCCCTTGGGTTTAATCCACAAGGGACTAATTACTTACGACCTTTACGGCCTTTACGTTTCATGCGTGCCATGGTGTTCTCCAATTAGCAGCGGCCAACTTAAAAAGGGAAGTCAGCCATACCCTATCCCTTGCGGGAATTAACGGCGTGTCTTACGACCGCGCTTGTGCTTTTTGTACATAATGTACTCCTATCGTTCGCCCATGCGGCCCGTCTTTCTTTCTTGACGGGGGTTAAAAGACTTAATGCCCGTCACCCGATACTGAATAGATGGCGCAGCTTCAGTCTTTTTCAGTTCGCCGGTTGTTACTCTCGGCTGGTCAGATTTCGGCGTGTAATTTGATTTCGTAGCCATTATTCACCTTTAGGTTTCTCTTCGGGTTTACCTTGTTGAGGTTGATTAGCCTTATCTTTTTCACGCTTTTTCAATTTATCTATTAGCAATTGTTTCATTGGCGGCTCTAACAAGTCAAGCAGAGATTCTTTATCAATTGCTTGGGTTTTGTACAGATTAAACGCCAATTCTTTCATATCTTCGGTAAATATCGGACTATTGGAGTGAGCGTCCACTTTCACCACATAATCCTTGGTAAATTGTTCGGCAATAAACTTGTTGCCTTCTTCGTCTGTGAAATGCGTGTTGTCGTAGGCTTGCATGAGCTTTAGATACAGCGTTGCTACTTTTTCTAAGCTGTCTTCTACGATTAGGGCACGTTTTTTTGCGCGAGAACTTCCAAGACGGGCCAGCTGAGAAGCATGACCAGCGGAGCGTACACCCTGCTCACCACGACCAGACAGAACACTTGATATTCCACTTGCTTCTGCAAACATTGCATCAATTTCATGGATGACCTCAAATAAAGACGATGGCATCTCAGGTGCAATAGCGTCCACCTTAGCGTTAGGCATATCGCTAGAGACAAATGAACCCGGACGGTCAAACGCAAAGGCTTTCTCATCCGTGATACCCATAAAGCCAGAAAACACTTTGGGTGGTTTTGCTTGCTTTGACAAAATATCCAATATCTCGGACATTCGATTGTTTCGTACCGCTTGAAGCAAATTGAGTCTAGCTACTTCACTCTGACCCCAATAATAATCGTATTGTGGGTTAGGGCAAATTTGAATAAACGGACATTCACCGCGCAAGAAGACAGACGCACCCGGACGGTCATAGATAAAGATGTCAGGGTCAGCCATCGTGACTACTTGATAATCCTGAATCTCGTCATTCCACACCCACAACTCGTACATCTTAACGGTGTCTTCGGCAACGCGAGCTTTGTAACGATTGGACCCGTACAAGTCTAAGTTGACGTTACCGTAAATAGTTGGATTGGAGGTAGAAATAATTAACCGGTCAAGACCTTCAGGCAAATCTTCACTCTTGCTATACATCGATGTTTGAACACGCTTTACGATGTTTTCTCGTTTAGGGTGGCTATACAATCGATTATACAAATCGGATTTTGTAATGTAATAGGTTTGAACTATTGCTTCTTGTCGGTCGGTATAGGTTACGTCTTCACGTAGTACGCCCATTGAGCTAGGCTCTACCATGTAGGGGTGGATACCGTTGTTAACGACCAACTTGATAAACGTCGTGTTATAGACCAATGACCACGTTAGGGCAGACGAGAATACTTGGTCGGCATTTGAGTTTAGCCACTCATCATTTAATGCAGACGTTAGCTTTGGAATCTTAATGTGTTCCATGTTAGGAACAGCGGCACCGACATTGATTGAGAAGCGTGTTGTTTCTGCTGAGTAGAGAAACGATGTTAGCTGGTCAATGTGTGGATATATCTTGTTGAACAGAGCAGGGTTTTCGTCTGGCCCGCCGCCAAATAAAAACCAAGAGCGCAGAGAGGCGTAATCCCCTTTGCGCTCTGCTAGGGATACCATGCACTTTTGTATTAAGTCACGGTAAAAGAACTCACGTTCATCGTCGTTAGATGGTATCCGCATTTAGGACTTCATTTGAAGGTTTTCATGGTCGGCAACATAACTCGCCGTCTTGGGTCCTGTCAAGTTCCCAACATCTTTAGGGTTCAGGCCGACCGATTCTCCCATAACTGAGCGTACAGCTCCGCCTTTTATGACGTTTTCTAAGCTGTAACGGCTGTCACCGCCCCATCTAGCGGCATCACCCGGTCTTGGCTCTCTTGGACGCTGCGCTGCCTCTCTAGCTTCCTTCTCAAGCTGTTTCTTGGACGTTTTGTTCTTTCTAGTGAAGTATCCGGCTTGATTTTCGCCTTCACGGGTTGATTTGACGTTAGTCATATCAAAATCCATTGCTAACTGCTTAATTGTCTTGTCGTTCTTCTTCGTACCGTCCGATACTAGCCCAACAGGCTGCAAATAGACTATTGAGACCTCATCAACGCAGTCTTTCATCGGACATTGCGCTTTTCTGCTCTCAAAATAGCCGTGTCTTGGGCATTTGTAATCATGTAGAACTGCCATTGTTATCCCCTTCAAATAATGGTGGTTGCGAATAATCGTCTATATTCCTCATACCCAATCTAATACCTATCTTGCCATTAATCATTTGTAGGCCAGTAGTGGGCATAATTCTAGGTTTAGCTTCTCTGCGGTACTCAACGTATTTACTGCGGTTACGTAATTGCATGATGGCTACCTCGCCGTTCTTCCATGCTTTGTAGCCTTTATCGACTCTACGCTGGATGTATTCTGTTAAAGGCTCGGAGCGATACCAGAAGACGTCAAGCAGGTGGGCTTTATTGACGCCACACAAGTCTGCAAAAAGCTTCATAGAGATGCCTCGCTCTTTATCTCTAATGAATCGGCGCATTTGCGTCATCAATTCACGTTTGGTTAGAACTGGCTGAGACATAGTTGAGTATGTAACCTTTAGATTGCAGAAAACCTAAGAATTCTACTTCTCTGTATGCGTTTTCTACGCCGGGTTTTAAGAGAATCTCATTGTCTGAGATTAGTTTCCTAGTTGTTGAGTGATGACCAAGGAGTTTAGATAAGTCCATATCGTCATGAAACTTGGGAGCAAAGTGTTCTATGGAAAAGTATTTAGCAACGTCGTTGGGTGCGTACTTAAATCCTAGTGACTCAAAGAGTCCACGTTTTAGGCAAGACAGTTGTATGTCTTCATTCCAGAGATGAATATCGTTCTGATACGTTTGAACGATGCCAAGTTTACTTGGAGCTTCCAAGAACCGTTTGCTACGCAAGGAAAAGCCGCCATTAAGAACTAGCGTTGGGTGTTCAAAGTTAGTCCACTCAAAGCCTAGATGTAATGTGTTGCCCACCAGACCAGCATGAGTAATGCCGCCAATGTAATCGTAGGTGTAATAATCGTCTCTCCAATTGGTGCCATCCAAAACCCACCCATCATCTTGCACAATCAAACAAAAGTCCGTAGTGATGAACTCATGTAAGCAGTGCATAATAAATGTGCTGTAACCCCGGTAGTCAAAAGGAAAGCAATGCAGCCATTGGATGTCCTCTGGCATATTAGCTGGCTTGGCTGGAGAAATTAACAGCCCTCTGGACCCCGGTAGTTCCCGCATACTGCGGGTGATGGACGGCAAGGTGGCTGACCCATCGGTATGCCCGTGAACAGATACGATAGTCAAATTATTATGCGCCATAGACACCAATCGCTTTCAAATAGTTGGATACGCCTTTTCCTACAGACAATTGCTCAGGTGTCTTGCTTTCTAATTCTCTGGATACTTTTCGGCTTAACTTGCGTTGAATTAATTGGGGTTGAACCTGCTCCGAATACGCCGCGCACGCTAAAGCCATCGCCATTACACGGTCGTCCTTGTTTCTACCCGAAGCCTCAATAGATGCGCCATCACGGATGATGGTCTTCATCTCTTCAATAGTATCTACGGAATAAACATCTAACATTCCGCGCTCAAACAAGTCTTTGGTGTAACTCATCATTCGCTCTTTAGTTGCTGCCGTAGTTAGCCAGCCAAGCGAGTTAGAAATGCCGCCCATCGTATCGTTACGCCGCCAGATATAGTTCGACATAGAACCAAAGACATCCATCAGACTCTTGCCCATTGCGTTGCCCATGCTTGCAGCCTGACGTCGCAAGTTCTTAATCTCGTTTAGCACCGCCTGACCCGGACCATTGACTTCAAGGTTAAGCGTTGAATTCTTATACGCACCTGCTAAGTGAGCAATGACCCACGCAAACTGATAGGTATTAAGTTCAGAGGTTGCAAACTCAGCCACTTGTTCCATGCCGTCTGAATAGCAGCGAAAGACTTGAATACAGAATCTGTCAGCCCAATCAGACGAGCCGTAGGCAGGGTCAGCACCGATGACGTAGTAAGCGGTATCTATCGGTTCTTCCCATACCTTTAGGGTAGAGAGTCGTTCAGTTGACTTCAAGACTTCTGTGTCTTGGAAGTTGACGCCCATAGCATAGCGATAGTTATCGCAATCAATCTTCTTAGCAATCTTCATGGCGTCAGTACACCGTGAGTTTGAAAAGAAGGATGTTCCGGTCATAACAAACGCATAGTCTTCTGTTGGAGGAAACTCTTGGTACATCAAGGAATCATCCTTAATTCCTTCTAGCATCTTCCAACGCCACCACGCCATTTGGCGAGAATTAATCTCAAAGTTGTAGAGCTTCTTAATATCTCGCGTCCACTCTTTTTCTTCTGGTGTTAGTTTCCCGTCCCAATAGACTTTGTAGACATCAGTCTCAGGAGCCGCAGAATAGAACTCGTTGCGCCACCAGCCACAGAAAATAGCTTTCTGCGTTCTAGCCCTTTTAGCTGTCACGTACATATCGTGAAACATATTAAAGCCGCGAGCAGTAGACTCAAAGATGTAGAGACGCTTAGGGTTTGTCTCAGCAAGAGAAGAGATGAGTGACGCTAGTCCTTCTTCATCTCCCCACGACGACGTCTCAGTTCCGTGAAGGAATGTGATGCCCTTGCCACGACCAAGACTTCCTTTCGCTCTAAGCCCAGCGACTTGATAAAAGATACGACTTCTGTTTTTGAGGGCAAGAGAGTTTCTATTGTGTGCAAGTATGGGTATTTTGTATTCTTTTGGTAAACCATCCATATAGGCTCCGAGCGTGCCTCTAAACATATCTCGGTTTTCTTCTGTGTCTGTAACAAGCGTTCCATTTAACCCCGCATTGATGTAGTGCCAGTAAAGGTCTAGAGCTAGACTTATGGTTGTGATGCCGAGTTGACGGCCTTTAAGAATGACAAAAAAATGGATACCGTTTGCTAAGCCATCAGCAATCTCATTCATAACGTATGTCTGAGTGCCGAGCAAGTTATCCATCTTCCGTAATCCCTGCTCTTTAGTCTCAATCTTTAATTCAGAGCAAAAGGTGTAAAACTGTTTGAGATTGAACTTCATTTAGACTTTCGTCGTTCATTGTCGAACTTTTCTAGGTTCCAGTTAGCTATACGGTACCTAGCCTCTGGATTCTTGGCTACTCGCAATAGCTCCTTCACTAATTCCGGGCTATATTGGTTTTTCCAAGACTGTAGCAAGTCTTTCTTTTCGTCCGGACTGTAAGCACGGTTAGCCTTACCCATCTCCGACTTTAAAATACGCCGGGAGAGAAGCAGCTCCTCTGCATACCTATCAGTTGATGGTTCTGAGTCGCTCAAGAGTATCTTTCAACCGCTCATTCTCATCATTAGCATCACGAAGCAACTTAGCCGACTCCGTATGAACACGCATTAACTCATGAAAGAGTTCAGCATGACTCATCGTGTAAACCTTCTCCATGTACGCCTTCTTTACATCCTCCATCGCTAAAGGCATTAAATTATTCATCGCTTGTGTCATCACTTTCTCCTTGAACACTCATGTAAGCCAATAACTCATGGCAAGCCCTACGAACTCTAGGGTCCTCCTCAAAACGCAACGTATCTTTCATACGCCAAATCATGTACTGGTCTAAAAACGTATCCACCGTCATGTCTACATCAAACTTCAACACACCCGAATCTTCATCCCTTACGTCGTTCTCCATACCCTTACCCCCTCCGGTTCTTTCCTAGCTATGAATTGCATCCCCAACCTCTTAGATGCCCGATAGTTCGCATTACACACCACCTGCAACTTCCCCTCTACTACAAAGAAACTGTCCCCAATTTCCATGCTGCCGTATGGATACCTCTTCTTTCCCTCCGGCAACGGCACCGTCTTATCTACTTCTAAGTTAATCATATCTATCCCTTCTAACCAATATACACACTATAGACGAAAAAAAGCCCCAGCACAAGGCTGAGGCAAAACCCCGGAGAGGGGCGTTCACACAGAAGGAAAAATCAACAACAGAATACCAGAAAACACATATTTTTTTTGGGGGGAGAAATGAAAGGGGCACTCACTCCAAGGCCCCAAAGTCCAACTCAATCGGCATTGTGCAGCGTGTCATCACATGCAAGCTGTCGACCATTGCCCAAGGCCATATCGTGCTGCTACAGGCTGTCATACGCCATTGCATGCATGCGTATGCGTGCTATTGCTGTACCCAATGCCCATCTAGATAATTGTAATTGTGGTAACGGGGAGAGTGGCAGACACTCAAGTTATCCGCTTAGAGTTCATTGATGCTTAATATATATCACTACAGTAAACATATTATATATTTATGATGTTCTTATTATATATTTATGATGTTATATCTTAATACTATCATATATATTTAATCAATAGAAAAATACAATATATTTATCCGTTGACATAACCTCTATAATCTATATAATAGCAATCAGCAACAAAGAAATGTTCCTAACCTTTCCTAACCAAGTGAGGCAAACATGAGAGACAACCTAATCGCAGCATACCTAGATTACGTAAACAATTATTTAACGATTGAGAAGTATGCCGAGCATAACGGCATCACCGAAAATCAAGCCACGATGCTAATAGTTTTGGCGTCTGAAGTATTTAACTCAAAACATCCTGAAGCCTAATCAAACCGTTTGCCAGTACGTTAACTGGCTTTTCCTAACCTTTCCTAACAAGGGGCTTACCATGCAAAAACAAAGACTCACTAAAGAACAAAAAGCGGCTGTTAATCGTTATGAACAATGCTTACGTGAGGAGGATAGATATCTCGGCAGCGTATTTGCTAACCATATCGGCCAAAAACAAGTCGAAGAAAAGACAAAAGCGGCTTATCAAGCTGCCGAAAGACTCGGCGTTTCCCATCTCTGCTAATCAATTTCCTAACATTTAAGGGGCTTACTATGCAAAAAGAACGCTATATACCTTCCGGCTATGAACTAATCGCTAAAGACGAGAGATATGGTTTTGAAGTTTACGGAACTAACTCACCTCGAATTGTCGCTATTTGTTACGGCGGCAAGCGCACAAAATCAGACTGGCACTACCGTTTCAAAAATATGGCTAGTCTTGACAAACAAATATCCGAAAGCCTGAACGGTTATATGGAATGGCAAGAACGCAAAGAAAAGCGCAAAGCAGAACGAAGCAAGCCTCATAACGTCAAAATCGGTGACGTTTTCCGATGCTCTTGGGGCTATGACCAAACAAATATTGATTATTACGAGGTAACAAAGGTTATCGGCGTAATGATTGAAGTGTGTGAAATTGCTCAAATGAGAGAAACAACAGGATTTTTATCCGGTGAATGTGTACCGAAAACAGGCCATTTTATAGGTAAGCCAATGCGTAAAAAGGTTTCAATGTGGAATGATTCACCGTCAATCAAAATCTATAGTTTTGCTTCTGCTTATCGTATTGAGCCAGTAGCGGTAATTGCCGATAAACCTGTTTTTGCTGCTTCTGAATGGACGGCATATGCCTGAATCACTCTTTGAATACATTGCCGGCCTTGTCGGCTTTGCTCTGTTTTACTTGTTTTTCTTTGTTTTACTTTCTTTCTAACCTAGGTGAATACCATGAAAAAACGTGAATGTTTTAATGCTTTGATGAATCAATCCTCTAACTGGATTTTGAGGTCAGCACAAAACCCTAATCAGTTTATGAGCAAAACAGTAATTCTTTTGCATTATCTGGCCTTACGTAAAAAGGGCATTTAAGACGTTTTATCTGTTTAGGCTAGTCAACTACTGGCTAGCCTATTTAATCGCCCTATGGGCTTTCCTAATCGTTTTACGGGGGTTTTATGAGTTCATTATTACGTACCGCTTCATGGGTTATTGTCGACAAATCAACCAATAAAGCAATATTTGAGACTTTTAGCAAGTCAATTACAGACAAGATAAATGTTGAAAAGTATCAAGCGGTTCCAATTCTTGAATATTTGCAAAACTTAAACAAAACTATAAAGGGTCAATAATGGGCAAACTTAAAAACCTAATGATTGACATCGAATTAGAGACTCAGAATCGCGTGTTTAAGCGATTAGAGACTATTCGGGATATCGAACTACTGGCAAGCTCTGTAAAGCCCGCTACGGGCCTTTTAGAGGGCAGAGAATGGATTCCTGCCAATAACACCGACGTCACGCGCACGTGGAGGAAATTCGGCTGGCGTCCTATTGCAGAGATTAAAGCAGAGAAAGAAGCTAAAAATGGATAGAGATATGATTATTGCACTTGCGAATGCGGCTGCTATGGGCAAACCTGCGGACGGTTGGGGATTTGAGTTTGATTATGAACAACTTGAACTCTTTGCCAACTTAGTCGCAGCAGCAGAGCGCGAAGCGTGTGCTAGGTTATGCGATGAATACATTGATTCTGCATCCGACCATGAATCCGGTACTGCTTCCGGTATTCAAGAGGCCATACGCGCAAGGGGGCAATAATGCTTGCCAGTTTATTCACAATTTTATGTGCTGGGATATTTATGGGTGCAGGAATAATGCTTTTGACGGCTCTCGCGTGGTTTTTATGGACTTTTTTAACTCCAGAGGATTGACAAAATCCCCCACGCGCATGTAGATTCGCTCCTGTTGTCGTGGAAAACAACAAATTAAGGCCGTTTGAATCTGTTCCTTGCCCTGCCACTAACAGGGTTTCCACCAAGGAGCAGTTTCAAGCGGCTTTTTTGTTGCCCATGATGACCGCACTGGTCGCGTTAGCAATGGGCTTGAATGGGCTGCTACCAAGAAAACACCGCATACCGGAGACACCCACGGCAATGTGACAGAACTTGGTTAGGGTATCTGTAAAGTCTATGGCAGGTGGCAATGACAAGACATAGACATAAGCCAACTAACCCGTCACGCGCACTTGGTACTGGTTTTGTAGCCTTAAATCAGTATGGAGAGGAGGCCGGTATAGGCCACCCTTGGCAGGTTATCGACTAAAGAAAGTGAGGCGAAAAAAGATATTGAACATAATTGAATTAACCTATATAGTCCTACTGTATTTCCTAACCACAAAGGGGTAAATCATGAGTACACCGAAGCTGTGTATCGACTGCAAGCATTACAAATCACGCAATTGCTACCATCCAGAGAACGGCATTGACCTAGTTGACGGCGGTCTAAAGTCTGATATGTGCGTAGTCATGCGTACAGAAGCTGGCAAATGCAAACCTTCCGCACTACTGTTTGAAGCAGCAGAACCTGTTGTTTACGACCTTGCAGCACTTTTTCCAGATGTAAATTTTCCTAACTTGAGGACAGAACAATGAACGACCAAAACGATTTTCTCCCCGAAATACGCAATTCTGCATGGTGGTCTGGTGACTCGCGCAAAGCAGCCAACGGCAAAGGCAATGAAGCTGTGCTTGAAAAGCTAGGCTTGAAAGAACGGCCCGACCTTAGCCAAGTGGAAGCTGTCCAGATGGGTCACGTTATGCAGCCAGTTATCGGCAGACTAGCCCAAGACAAGCTCGGCATTGAATTGAAGGACGCTGATTATGCGATTACACACCCGAAAGAGGGGTGGCTGCGTAGCCATTTCGATTTCATCTCTGCGGATGGTCAAACGCTGGTGGAGGCCAAGAACTATAACGCTGCGGTACGTAATAAGTTTGATTCTGAATCGAACATTATTCCTCCGGCAGATATGGCTCAACTTGTCCATGAGGCGGCTTGTCATGGCGTTGACCGCATTGTCTTGGCTGTTCTTTTTGGTGGTCAATACTTTGAAACCTTTGATTTTACGATTACTGAAGGCCAAAAAGAGGAACTAATCAAAGATATGGCTAAGTTTTGGGGTGCAGTAGCGACTAAAACACCCCTAGAACCCGAAGATACAGACCAGACGAAGCTCATCTATGCCCAAGACAACGGCACGTCTGTAGTGGCTATCTCGCAGATTGAGAAAGCAGCCGAAGCTCTGAAACATATTAAGGAACAAAGGAAGATGCTAGAAGAGCAAGAAGACCGTCTGGCTACTGCTATCCAGTCTCATATGGGATTCTGTTCTGAATTGCTGACGTTTGACGGAAAGATTCTAGCGACTTGGAAAAACAGCAAAGCAAGTGATAGATTTGACGCTAAGTTATTTCAATCAACGATGCCTGAAACCTATGAAAAGTTTGTCACGAAAACGGCAGGTTCTCGCCGCTTCTTACTTAAATAACGGAGGATTTATGTACGCATTCCCTAATGTTCACAACCCACTAACAGGTACGCAAGAAAGCGGCATGACATTGCGCGACTACTTTGCTGCAATGGCTTTGACGCATTTTGCAGGAAAAAACATTGATTGGACGCCCGAAATTGAAGAAAACATTGCTAAAGGTGCTTATCAAATCGCTGACGCAATGATGAGAGCGAGGGACTTATGACTGCCCTAGTGCCGATTAATGAAATACGCGAGATGGCTGAAGTTGCATCTAAAAGCAAGATGTTCGGCTTTAAATCAACTGAGGAAGCAATGGCAATCATGCTGCTCTGCCAAGCAGAGAATATGCACCCTGCTATCGCTATGCGGGATTTTCATGTCATACAGGGCCGACCTGCTTTGAAGGCTGACGCAATGTTAGGTCGCTTTCAGCAAGCCGGTGGCTCAGTCAAATGGGAGGAATACACCGATGAAAGAGTGGCTGGGACTTTTTCTCACCCTAACGGCGGCTCTGTTACTGTCGTATGGACATTTGAGATGGCTAAGAAAATCGGGCTTACCGGCAAAGACAACTGGCGCAACTATGCCAGAGCAATGCTTAGGGCCAGATGCGTCTCAGAAGGCGTTAGAACAGTCTATCCGTCTTGCGTCGTGGGAGTTTACACGCCAGAAGAAGTTGAGACGTTCAAGACGCCTAGCCCGACTGTCAAGGACATGGGCGAAGCGGAAATTGTTATTGAGGAACAGGTAACGGAGTACCAGTTACTGTTACCAGACGGCAAAGTGTATTTGAACTGCTCAGACTGGCAGGAATACATCAAGGAGTACGTTGCCATGCTTAACAATATCGAAGATAGCCCAAAGCTGACAGACGAGCAAAAGCTAGAAAAGCGAAAAACTTGGGAGGCGGGGAACGCTGACGCAATTAAGCGCATGGATGCTGTTACCAAGACTAAATTTATCGCAGCTAAACAGGGCGTAGACCCATTTGCAGACTTGGAAGACCCACTTGAATAACTTTAGACACAATGCGCCTCGAAGTATTGGGGCATTTTTACCTAAGATAAAGGAACCAGTAATGAGTGAAGCAAGAGAGTACACAAAGTTTATTCCCCAAGAATTAAAGGGAAGAATCACACACAACAAATACAAGCAAAAGGACACAGACCCTGATTTAAAAGGAACTCTGTGCGTCAAAGGTCAGATAGTGAACTTTGGTATTTGGAAAAATGATGGCCCTCATGGTGAGTATTTCAACATCAAGGTATCTGACCCCGACTGGAAGGACAAACAAAAGGATGCTCAGTATCCAAAAGAAATAACGCCCAAATCGAAGATGGCTGGCGACATTCCTTGGTAATGCACGTCTGGCTAGAGTTGCCGTTCCCTCCTTCAATGAATACTTATTGGAGGAACTTTCGAGGGAGAACCGTTCTCTCAAAGAATGGACGGCAATTCAAAACAGACGTGCAGAATTACATTATTGAGAAAAACATTCCTAAGTTTGAGGACAAGAAATTGAAAATAACAATGATTTTGCGTCCTAGAGATAAAAGGAAAATTGACATCGACAACAGGATTAAAGCCGTCCTCGACAGCTTACAAGATGCTGGTGTTTTCGATGATGATTTTCAGGTAGACCACATTGAGATGATTCGCGGAGAGCCAATCAAGGGTGGTCTTATCAGGGTTTTGATTGAAGAACTACAAGACCCCCGCCAGACCGAGGGCGAGTCCCTCTGAGGACAGGTTAGGAACGCTTGGGCAACGTCTCGGTCAGCCCACTAATTAAGGAACTTATGAGAGACCCTTTTATCATCGATGAACCAACCTGCATATCGTTTTCTGGCGGCAGAACGTCTGCTTATATGCTTTGGAGGGTATTGCAATCTAACAATGGTTTGCCAGACGATGCGATTGTTTGCTTTGCTAATACGGGGAAAGAAGATGAAGCAACATTAAAGTTTGTGCGTGACTGCGAAACAAATTGGAATGTTGATATTCATTGGCTAGAGTATTCGGCAAATGAACCTAAGTTTGTAAAAGTTAATTTTGATACGGCATCTAGAAATGGCGAACCTTTTAAAGAACTTATTACAAAAAGAAATTATTTGCCTAATCCCGTAGCTAGATTTTGCACAAGTGAATTAAAAATATTAACTATTGATAGGTTTTTAAAATCTATTGGAGTTAAAGAATATCAAACTGCGGTAGGCATTAGAGCTGACGAACAACGTAGAGCAGCAAAGATGCCGGATAAATTTATTCCGTTAGTTCGTGCTGGAGTAACACAAAAAGATGTTCAAGAGTTTTGGAACAGCCATAGTTTTAATCTTGGAATACCTTTTAATAACGGTGTAACGCCATTAGGGAACTGTGATTTGTGCTTCCTTAAAGGTCAATCTCAAATTATTAGCCTTATTTCTGACAAGCCAGAGCGTGCTGTTTGGTGGGCAGAAATGGAGTTAATGATAGGTGCAACATGGAGAAGTGACAGACCTTCATATTCTGCAATGGGAAAATATGCCAATTCTCAATCAGATATGTTTAACTTTGAATCAATTGATTGTTTTTGCGGGGATTAAATGAAACACTTATTTGTAGCAACACCGATGTACGGCGGTCAATGTTTTGGTTTTTACGCTCAATCATGCTTACAGCTTCAAACGCTATGTAAGAACGCAAACATGAACGTGAGCTTT